CTTTTCTTTTTGGAAGCATCTCCACCCACATGGTGAACATCTTTTTTGTCACCCTTTTTAACTAGACCTTTACGTTTCATAATACGTCTAGCTAAATTCCTATTTACACGTTTCTTCTTTCGTGCATCTGATTCATTAGCGTACTCTTTTTCATAGTTACGCTTAGACATCAAACCCCATATTTCTTACAGCACTTCTGCCTTTTTCTGTTTTAGCAAGTGCTTTAAGTCCTTTGTTTGGTAAGTTGTCTACTACAGCGGCTCCTGATGAAGCATATAAATGTCTTTTTCCACTTGCCATTCCACCGTAAGCCATACCTTTAGGTTTACCAACAGCTATGATAATAGCAAGTTTATTCTTTTTATCTTTCTTTTTAGCCATAGAACAATCCCCCTTTTCTCATATCTGTGTGTCCTTTTTTAGCTTTACTCTTAACTATATTGCCTTGAGTACCTTTCATCGCTGCTCTTGCAGCAGCAGAGCCTGTTCCACCAAACTTTGCCATGAGTCTTTTTCTATCTTCTTCACTAGAAGCAAATATGTTACCCTTCAAACCAAATCCTACGTTACCACCTGCTGTGATGTTTGTTCTTTTTGGTTTGTCTGCAACTTTTTTCTTTTCTTGAAGTGCTTTTGTCTTGACCGTCTTAACGTTAATCTCTCTTAGTTTTTTTAGAGGAGTTTCTTTTTTCTTAACGTTTGTTAGAGGTTTTGTCTCTGCCTTCTTGTCAGTTGTAACCACATCTTTTTTCTTAGGCATAGATTTAACTTCGTCAGGACCTGTAAGTTGTCCTGCACCTATGGCTGTTCCTAGTGTCAAAGCAGTAATAGCTTTACCTTTATTACGAGTTAAGATATTACCTTGCTTTTTATCTTGTGGTTTTTTCTTTGTTTGGGTTTTAGATTTAGGTTTAGGCTTTGTTTGAGCTTGGACTTTAGGTTTGGTAGTCTGAACTTTAGGTTTGGTAGTTTTAACTTTAGACTTTTGAAACTTTTTAGCATCTTTAATCTTAGTTATGCGAGGAGCTTTACCTATGTACTTTTTAGCTGCACTTTTAGAAAGTTCTTTTGCACCTTGACTTCTAAAATGATTAATGACTGATCTTCCAACTGCTTGAACAACTGTACGACCTATTTGAAATAATATAGGAACAACGAAAGCCATTACATCTTCCTCATTTTTTTATCACGCATTCCTCTTTTTATCTTTGCCATTCCACCTTTGCCAACTCTACCCATCTTAGTCTTAATAGGCATTGGTTTCTTCTTTGGCATAGGAGATGACTTCCTTGTCTTTCCAGTCATGAAGTTTAGATAGTCTCTCAAAGATAGTCCACTTTTATCTAAATCAGTTTTTGTGACTGCAGCTTTCTTTTTGCCATCTTTGCCCATGTAGTACAAAGACCCAGCTCTCTTTGCAGCTGCGATTGTTTTGAAATCTTTGAAAGTTTGTCTTTTAGTAGGTGCTGCACCTTTGATTGATTCAGTCTTTTTTGCAGTGCCTTCTGCTTTT